ATGCCTGACTTCTTCCGCTTCCCCGCCACCCCTCACCTCGCCTGGCTGGCCAAGGACGGCATGCCGCGCGATGACAAGGTGTTTTCTACCACCGAGGCACAGGCGCTGCTCGCTGGCAATGTGGTGGTAGAGGAAAAGCTCGACGGAGCCAACCTGGGCCTGTCGCTGGCATCTGATGGCACGTTGCGCGCTCAGAACCGTGGCCAGTATCTGGACGGCCCCCATGCCGGGCAGTTCGCTCGTTTACCCGCCTGGCTAACCCAGCACGAAATCGGCTTACGCACCGTACTTCGACCGGAGCTGATACTGTTCGGCGAATGGTGTGCCGCACGCCATTCTCTGGACTACGGCACGCTGCCGGACTGGTTTCTGCTGTTCGACGTGTACGACCGCAGCACCGGACGATTCTGGAGTACCGTCCGACGCGATGCATTGGCAGCAGAAGCAGGGCTGGCCACCGTGCCGCGTGTGCTGACAGGCCATGCGACCCTGGAATCGCTGAAACAACTGGTGCTGGATGTGCCGAGCCGCTATCGCGCCGGATTGCCGTTGGAAGGCGTGGTGGTGCGGCGTGAATCGACTGACTGGTGTGAGACTCGCGCCAAGCTGGTGCGCCCCGACTTCACCCAGGCCATCGATACTCATTGGCGCAAGCGCGCCATAGAGTGGAACCGGGTGGATTGGATGGCAGTGGGCAAGAAATGAAATCCGATGATGTCAGCGCTAGCCAATCTGTCGCCTCGGTGAATCCACTACAGCGTGCGTTGATCGAGAAAACCGGCCATGACAATGGCTTCGAGCATGTGCTGCCCGCGCCTGGCAATGCCGTGACACTGGCTTCGGCGCGCCACCGAAGCAGTGCGGCAGTGGTGCCGATGGCCGGCGGCTTTGAGGTGCGCTTCCAGTCGGCCTCGCCTGCACTGGTGCAGGAGTTGTTGCGCAACTTCAAGCTCTGCTCGGGTGGCGATGGCATGTTCCGCGTGCCCACCCTAGCCGATCTGGCGGCATTGCTGCGCCGTGCAGCCAGCCTGTCACAGGCACTGCCGAATCAGGCGGTGCGGGATTACCACACAGCCGTCGCGCAGGTACTGGCGGACTTGCCTGCCGAAAACCGGTGCACAGAGGTCGAACGTCTGGTGCGCCAGCGCGTGGGGCAAGATCGTTATCGCGATGCCTTGCTGGCCTACTGGGGCGGTGCCTGTGCGGTGACCGGCGTCACCGTGACTGAGACGCTTCGCGCCAGTCATGCCAAGCCCTGGGCGGAATGCACAGACGATACCGAACGGCTGGATGCCTTCAATGGCTTTCTGCTAGTGGCCAACCTCGATGCGCTGTTTGACCGTTTTTTAATTAGCTTTGACGGTACCGGACGTCTGCTGATCAGCGTCGGCCTTGCTCAGGGCGATTTGGATAAGCTTGGAATTCATCAGGGAATGGCTCTGCGCTGGTTGGCTGTGGAGCACCAGTATTACTTGCGATGGCATCGAGAGCGCTTTTTTCTGAGAGGTTTATGAAACTCGAGAAGTAGCTTGTTACTCGCGCCAGAAATGCAAAATAGGGGCTCTAACCTATGTTGTTTATGGTGAAAACTTGAAGGTGGGGCAGGGACTTTTGCGGGGAATCGTTGCAAACCGTCGGATAGCGTAGAGCAGTGGCTGCAGCGAGCGCTCAAAAATATCCTAATAAAATCAATGCTTTATAAGATCGACCTCTGGCATGGGGTGCAAGGGGTCGAGTGTTCGAATCACTCCGTCCCGACCAAATTTTGTAGACGGCTCAAGCATTTATAGTGCTTGGGCCGTTTTACTTTCTGGCCTCGCGCAAAACCGGCGCAAAATGTGCGCAAAACTATCCGGCGAATTCGGTAATATCCAGATCCGGAACAGCCTCTGACCAGACGACATCGGCATGGTCGCGCTGGTAGTTTCGCGTCATTTCCTCGCTGGCGTGCCCGGCGATCTTCTGACCGTCCTTTCCGGCTTTCTTGTACAAGTGCAGTGACAGCGCCCTGATCTCATGAAAGCCCGGCATTTCCTCCTCTGACCATCCCGAGTAGCAGCCGGCCGCATCCCGAGCATCCTTGAAGGCACGGGTCAGGTAGCGCTCCTCGACCTTCGTCCAGTGCTCTTTCTGTTCCGCCTGCTTCTGTCGCTTCCGCTCAGGGCGTCGGTGGATCAGGAAAGGAGAGGGAACGTTGTCGCGGCATCTCGCCAAGACGGCCTGCAGTTCTGCGGTGACGCGAAAACGGATCCAGGCGGCATCGCTCGCCTTGGCCGTCTTCTGCTGGACAACGTATAGGAAACCATCCCGAACATCGTCGAAACGCATCGCCAGGATGTCGGTGCGTCGCTGGGCGGTGATGAGTGCCAGGTCAATCGCATTCTGCAGCCAGGCTGGGGCCTGCTCGCGTATTGCTCGCAACCCCTCCACCGTATGCCGCTTCCGCTGCTTCTTCTCGATCCTGGCGATGGTGCTGGCCGCCGGGTTGTCTGGGCAGAGCCCCTTGGCGGCGGCGTGGTTGAAGATGTCGACCAGAAGAGCGCGCGCCTGGTTAGCGGCTCGGGGAGTCAGGCTGTCGAGCAGTTCGGCGACCATGCGAATAGTGATTTCGTCAACAGCCTGCGTCGGCCAGGCCGCTCGGAATTGGCGAAACCTAACCGCGTAGAGGTCCAGGGTCCCCTTTGCCAGTTCCCGCGGCGGCAGTATCTCTCGTTCGTATTTGTCCAGAAACGCGACGAAGAGGTCGGATCCGGCACCTTGTACCTTGTTCACCAGGTCGGCGCCGCGCATGAACTCAAGGTTTAGTTGCTTGGCGGCGTCGATCGCTTTAGCCCGGTCGGGGCCGAAGGGGAACCACTTCCCGTCCGTGGGGCGCTTGTAGCGGTATGTCCCTCGGCGGGCGTCGAGGTAAAGGTTCTGGGGCAATCCCTTGTTGGCCTTATTCCGGGGACGTGGTGACATTACGTGGCTCCTCTTAGGACCATGGCCACCAGATCGTTACCGTGGGCCGGGCTGGTGAATGCTGTCCAGTCGACATACCAGAGCTTCCCAATCTGCTCACCTGGAATGTCTCCGTTCCGGATCTTGTTGCGAATCGCCTGGCTACACATCGGGGTCCCATTGTCACCCCAGCGCCGGCGTTGGAATTCGCTGATCTTGATGAGTTCTTTTCTCATAGTTCTTTCCCTCGCCCGAAGGCTGGGTCGTATTGCGGCGGCCCTTTCCGTTGGGCCGCGGGCATGGATGATTTCAGGTAGGATGCACTGGCTCACCGGTGACGGGACCAGCCTTGGCGGGCATGTGCCCTTGATCCGGTGGGCTTTCGCTGGGCGAAGGTCTGGCCGGATACGGCTTTCCCGCCAGGATGCCCAGGGCGCCGGTGGCGCGCTGGACGATGTTGAGCGCCACCTGCAGCGCCGCCGCGTCATCTTGCATACGCATGAGTGCGGTCATCTTGGGCCGGTGCTCGGCACATACTCTGTCGCGAAGCTGACCGGCGGCGCGGCGAACAGCGTCGGCCGTACCGTGGTGCTGGAGCACCAGGGCCATGACCAGTACCACGTCGACGCTGTGCATCTGCATCGTTGTGGTCCGCAGGAGCCAGCGGGGAAGGGCGATGCCTGGTTTCTGCTTCATCCGAAGCACCCCGCCTGCCAGGCTGCGAGCGTGCGGATGATAGGGAATATCTCTACCAGCCCTACCATGGCCAGGCCGAGGGCGGCGATGATGCCGAGGGCGGTCAGTGCTCTACGCATCGTGCGGCTCTCCCTGGTCCGCCGCTGCCCGGTCTAGCCGTTCGATCTCGGCCAGCGCCAGGGCGCAGGCCTTTACCAGGTCGCGTCGTGCGGTGCTCGGCTTCCACCACTGTTCATCCCAGGGCCATGCCAGCGACACCAGCAGGGCGGCGGTTCCATCGTTCGGAGCGCTGGAGCCGGCCAGGGCGTAGCAGGCGGAGGCGCGGGCCATCTGGCCGTGGCTGTGCTCGTCGTCGTGCTCCGGCGTCCATCCCTCGGCGGTGATCTGCCGGCG